GGTCCAGTGTAATTGCAATTTTTTATTCTGCATTTTAAATAATTGGTTTTCATACCACTATTTATTATTTTGGCGTCCTCGGCAGGACTCGAACCTGCAACCCTCGGCTTAGAAGGCCGATGTTCTATCCAGTTGAACTACGAGGACAAAAACTATTTTATTTTACTAAAGTTTCTATCCTTATAGAATTCAATTTTGGATCTAAATTTATTTTCTAGTACATCGCCTTTATGAGATATAATAAAGACATTGGAATCATCATCTAATGTACTTAAAATTTTAGTTAGGTTTTCAACACCATCAATATCTAAACTTGAATCAAATGTTTCATCTAAAATTAATAAATTAGTTGCTGCTGAATTTTTCATTTTAGCTATTTGACGCCAAGTAAACAATAGGGACAAATCAATCCTTTGTTTCTCTCCCTCAGAGAAGGATGCATAATTAAATGTGTCCCTATGTCTTGATCTTATTGTTTCGTTAAAGTTTTCATCCAAATGAAAAGCAACAAAGAAGTCTAATACTTGTAAATATTGATTGATAAGTCTATTCATTACAGGCAAATATTGTTTAACTACTTTAGTTTTTATGCCTGTATCTTTCAACATCTCGCCTATAACTTCATTATAAGTTCTTTCTTCTACATGTTGTAGCTTTCTTTCTGTTTCAGAATCTTTTTGACCTCTTAATTTAGTCAATTCTTTTTTAGCTTGTTTAATGTCTCCAGATTGACCAACCAAGCCATTTATTTCTTTTTGTATCTTATCTATTTCTTTTTGTAATAAACTAATTTGATCATTATTAGAATTAATTTTATTTTGTCTTTGGCGCAATTTTTCAATACTTTGATTAATAGATTTGGTAGTTGTATTCAATACACTTAATTTTCTATCTAGGTCAGACTTTTCTTGTTGGATTGCTGCTGCGTCAATTTTGATTCCCTCAATCTTTGTTGTCTTCTTCGACTCTTCGATCGGTTGGTCACACGTTGGGCATTGATCGTTCTCTTCATAGAATTTAGCTTCCTGTACTAATGCTTTAATTTTATTATTCAATTGTTGATCATGAGATTTATAACTGGAAATTTGATCCAATTGTTTTTCATAATTAGTCTGCTCTGATTTTAAAGATGCTGCTAGATTGTTACCTAAATCTTTTGACTCTTTAAAAATATCTTTTATTCTAGAAGAATGATCTTCAATAGATTGTTTCTTCTTATCAATTTGATCTTTATTTATAGCATTAAGATCTTTAATGTATTTTTCTTGACCATTCATTTTAGTTTTAACTAAATCCAAGTTGTGGTCTATATCAACCAAATTATTTCTAATTGTAGCATTTCTTTCTTTCAAAATTTGATTCATCTTAGAAAAAACATTAATATCTAATAAATCTTCAATGACTTCTCTTCTCGACCAAGCAGGCAATTGCATAAATGGTATAAAGGAACTAGATCCCAATACAACTATTTGATGGAATGATTTATGATTTAGTTTTAAAATGTTTTGTTCTAAAAACTTTTGATGGTCCCTTGCATTTGATGCCTGGTTAATTTGTCTACCATTTTGCCATATTTCAAACTTACCAGGTTTAATACCTCTTACTACTTTAAATTTTTGACCACCAATATCAAACTTAACTACTACTATTGTTTGCTTTTTATTAATTGAATTTATTAACTGATCTTTCTTAATATCTCTATGTGCTTTACCAAATAGACCAAATGATAAGGCATCTAATAAAGTAGATTTACCTGCACCATTTTGACCAATGATTAAAGTTGATGGAGTTCTATCAAGTTCTATAGTTATAAATTCGTTTCCGGTGGAAAGAAAATTTTTCCACTCAACGGATTTAAAATGTATCATACGACCTCTAAATTTTGAGCTTCTGTATATAGCTCTCTTAATTTCACTTTAATATGTTCTTTATCAAGATCGGTGTCGACAGCTTCGACGTAGGAATCTAACATTTCCGTTGTATCTTCTAAAGAAACTTTTTCATCTTCAACGCTTTCGCCAAGAAATTCTTCAAAATTCTCAGCTATTTTAAGTTCATAAGTTTCTATTGATTGTAATTTATCTAAAAACCTATCAAACATGTAAAGGTCAGTTTTGTTTAATACAATGATCTTTACAAATTTCTTTTCAAACTCACTCATATCTATATTACTATAATCATGCTTTTTATCATCATAAACAAATTTTTTGAATATAGTTATTGGATTTCTGACTGGAGTTAATTCTCTTGTTTCAGTATCTAGTATATGAAAATACTTAGGGTCATCAACATCTGCCCAAGTAAATTCCATTTGTGATCCTAAATAATGAATGTTATCTCTACTAGATTTAGTGTGAAAATGACCAGATAATACCATATCAAATCTTTCAAATATATCTGCATTCATACCATGTGGATTGGGCATCCCAGCCATCATATCAAAACCTTTTAATTCCAAATGAGCTCCAAGAATATCAGCTTTACATTTTAAAGCAAAATCTGTATATTCTTTATAGTTGGCATTATTAATCCATGGTATAACTGCAATTCCTAAACCATCATAATCCAATACTGTTGGTTTCATTATGATGTTTATATTAGAAGTAAAATATCCTAGCAGCTCTTTGAGGGAACATAGTTCATTTGTGTTTTTAAAGTACACGTCATGATTTCCGGGAAATATATCCATGGTAATGCCTGAATCGCGCATAGGCTCAAGAAAATGCTTACGATTAGCATTAAGTGCTTTAAAGTTAACGAATTTCCTGTGCTCATAATAATCTCCTAAGTGCAGGATATTTTTAATGTTATGCTTTTTTAAATAAGGGAAAAATATTTCCTCATAAAATCGAGCTTGGTAATCTAGGAATATATCACTAGAATTTCTGACACCACAATGAGTGTCATTCAATATTGCTATTTTCATGCCATGAATAGCTCAAGTTTTTTTAACTTAGCTTTTTCTTCCTTTGCGAATTCTTTTATGGCTTTATCAGTATCTTTTACTTTACTAATTCTTTGCCTTAGTGTATCAACGTATTGCATGGTTTGTTCTGCACCATCTGAGTCCATACCCATTTGTACGAAATCTTCAATACCCATTTTTTCAATGAACTTAAACTTAATATCTTGTTGTCTTTTCTCTTTTGCTATTCTTCTTATAAAGGCAAAATAACAAATTTGAGTAAAGTATGAAAAGGCATTAGGTTTACCAGTTCTTGTAGCAGTTTCTATATTGTAGTTGCCTATAGCTCTTAAGCAATTTTCTACTGCATCCATTACCATTTCTTCTCGATACGTGTAGCGAACAAAATTAGGTCTACGACTGAGACCCTCAGAAATTTTTATAAAACACGTGGCGATGTAGTCTGTGACTTTTGGAACCGGTTTTTCTTTAGCTTTAGCTGCATTACATTCAGTAACATATTCTACTACCGCTAGGGAAAAGTCCTTGTTATTAATATAGTGAGCTTTTTTGGTTTTATCTTTAGTCATTACATTTTCTCCATAATAATCTATTATAACATATTTCTATTGAAAAGTAAACGGTTTTTTTTGAAAAAAGTCCTTTACATTTCGGCAAAACTGTGATATAATAATATAGTCATCCGGGGAGGATAGAGGTATACTAATTAATGCACAGTTTTAGGTACTTCAATATCAGTTTCAAAGAGTTGATCTTCGTGCTCTTCAAGTCCCATTTCATTGGCCAATTGATCAACTAATTCTTCTGCTGATTTTAAGCTAGCTTTTGCTCTAGGTCTATTACCTTCTTTAGCCAACTTTATATATTCTTGTTTAACATCTTCGTCTAATTCGACGTGATATACTATTTTTTCTTTCGTTAATTTAAATAATTTTTGTGATGAAAATGGAAACCATGGTACGAAGTAAAATCCACCAATCATCCCCGAATTTACCTTAAATGGTCTTTCAATTATATATTCTCCAGTATCTGTTCTTTCATTTACTAAAGCAATAATTTCCTCGCCATTTAAAAGCTTAAATTGTCTTATATTAAGATTATTTTCTTTTGTTAACATAGTACTATATATTTATATCATATACCTTAAATTTGAAGCGTTCTTTAGAATATATTTTTATTCTTTCTCCCGCATGGTTTAGTGTGTAATTTTTATTCGATTTCCAATGTAAGTCATCAGCAATGTCATATACTTTAGTATTTATATCATCACCAGATAGTCTTAATCCACGACCTATAGATTGTAATACTCTTATTTGACTTTTAGATGGTGAAGCAAATATTAAATTATGAAGTCGTTTAATATTAATACCAGTTGAAAAAGTGCCAAGAGAAGCAACAATAATCGCGTTGTTTTGTTCTTCCGTAATAGCTCTAATATTCTCTCTATCATCTACCTTCGTTTCTCCTGAAACATAAAAAAGCTTTCTATCTGGATCTATTTTTTCTTTTAATAGATCATGTAAAGGTTTACCGTGTTTTTCTACATAATTAAATAACACTAATGTATTACCTTTTTGGTCCAATGCTAGATTACTTATAAAGTTATTTCTAGGACCATATTGTACAATAAAATCGATTTCTTCTTGATATTTTAATTTTGATACTAATTTGCAATACTCATCCTCATATTTAAGCAATAGTATTGATATATCCATTTGTGCTAATGAACCTTTATCCATTAATTCTTTTGATGTAGTTACCTTAAATACTGGACCAAATAATCCTTCTAATACTAATTGATGTGTTTGTGTTCCATCCAATGTTCCAGTAGTACCCATTTTAAACGAAGCATTAATGCATTTTTC